AAATTACAGAAAAAAATTCCAAATATTGTGAGAAAAAAGAAAATATTACTCATGTCAGATGATATGAGAATGCACTCTGGAATAGCGACACAATCAAAAGAGTTTGTTATGGGGACACTACACAAATATGATTGGGTTCAAATTGGTGGGGCTATAAATCATCCAGAACAAGGAAAATTATTAGATATGTCTCAAGCTGTTCAAAAAGACCTTAATATTCCAGGAGCATATTTTTCGTCTAGTTTGCTTACGAAATTTGTATAATCTGTTGCAGTAGCATCGGGGAATTGTTTAGTAAAAGCAGCTAAATCTTGTTGATAACCTTTTTGTACTTCTGCTGAAATATTTTCACGTCCTGGACTTAAATACTCTTTAAAGAAATCATCAAACCCATAATCATCTCCAGGTTTAAATGCTTTCCTTACTCCATCCATAAAATCAACTGATTGCCCTCCTGAGCTACGAGTAGTAACTCCTGTAACTTTAGGATCGAGAACATCAGTTGTTGTATCAGTAGGTGGTGTTACATCAGGAAGTATTTGTTCTCCACCAAAATCTTGTTTAAATACACCACCACCTACTTTACCGCCTAATCCTGCTACATCAGCAGCAACCCCTGTAATTTTAGATGAAACAGCAGAGGTGAATGGGTTATCAGGTGTAAACATAGTGCCTAGTTTTTGTAATCCTGCTACATTTCCAGGATCAACACTAGAACCTAAAAAGCTGCCTCCTGCAACCATATTTCCTGCACCTGCGGTAAGACCTGTCATTATACCTGATTTTAATGAATCTTTTAAACCTTTACCTGCAATCAAATTACCTGCGGTGCTACCTAATCCTGCAGCTAGAGCAACAGGCATCGCAGGAAGCAAAACAGGAGCAGCGATAGCTAATACGACTGGAGCTACTTTTTTAACAACTTTTTTAATTTTCTTAACGGTTTTCTTTACAAGCTTTTTAAGTTTTTTAAGAAAAAACTCAGGTTGTCCTGTTTCTGGGTTTAAAGAGTTTAACTCATTACCAACAATATATCTTTCTGGCTCTAAACCCATTTCTTCCATTTGGGTATAGATCATATTTTTAAGTCTAGGGTTATTTTCTAAAACTTCTAACGGTAAAACTGTTTCACCTTCAGCAGCGTGAACTAAATAAGTATCACCATTACGCCCAAAATCTGCTAACATTTCTGCTGCTTTTTGGTGTCGTGCTATCCCACCCTCTGACATTAAAGCTTCCACAGGAGTAAGTTCTACAACTTCATAGCCTAATGTTTCTATACCTTGCATTTTTCACCTATATCTTTCTGGGGGAAATATGCAGGAAGCGTTAGTTCCTGAATAGACGCTAAACTCATAATAGCGTCAACTATATAATATCGCAACCTACATATTTTTTTAATCATATTCACACTGTTACTGTAACACTTCCTACTGATCCTGTTGCAGAGTTTCCTCGAACATGAGGAATATCTGCTACTACTATTCTTAAATTTCCTGTCGTTCCTAATTTAAATATTGCCCCTACTTCTAACCCCTGATCATCTAATTGTAAATTTGTAAGAACTAATTCTGTATTTCTACCCTCTCCTGGATTTTGTACTTGTGTCATATAAACAGAAAAAGCTCTCATTACTTCTTCCATATATTGTTGGTCGTACTGTTCTGGAGGCACAGGAAAAAAAGGTAAGACTAAATTTCTCGACATTATCTTTTTCCATCTGGTCTAATATCTACTCTAGGAGAACCTAATCTCCATGTTACCCCTGTTTCTGTTGAATCAACTCGTAAAGCAAATGAACGACCTCTAAGGCGTATATTTACTTGATCAGTAAATTGTTCTACTACTGTTGAAGACCCTGCCGAAGATTGAGTTATTGGTTTAGCATTAGATTGTAAATATTCTCCTCCAGGAAAGTTTCGTGTTTTTAAAGTAAAAGTAGCTTTAGGTGAAGCAGCAGTTGAGTTCCTAAATGTTAAATCAGGTAGTAATTTATTGATAAATGTAAAATTATCTCCATCTCCTATATCAAATTGACTAGATTCTATGTGTGCAGATATAGCCGTAGTAGGAGAAGTGCTACTATCATCAAAACCACTTTCATGCTCATATAAGAAGTGATCTGTTGATGCAGCTATAGGCAAACTTTCTATACCCCTATCTATCCACGCAGTTCTTCCTAAATTCCCATAATACCAAATTTTTTGTTGGTAATTATAAATAACGTATCTATCATTTTCATCACTGTCTGCACTTGGGTAAAACCACCATACTTCAGAAAATGCGATATTAGTCGATGCAGTTACTTTTAAAATTTGTTTATCGTTAAAATCATTAAACACATAATCACGAACAGTGCAGGGTAATCTTGATGTCCCTCCGCTGTAAACGTAAAACTCTTGTTTTCCCATCCAAAATACCATATCTTCAACCGCTATGGCTGCAAGAGGTCCTGCAATAGTTATATTTTCTGATATTGAATTGATACCAAATGTAAAAGGTGGTCCTATAAACTGCATTGCATGAAGTGATTTATCTGTAAAAACCAATATTTGTTGACGTGTTTCTATCGCAGATATAATTTCACTACCTGAGCCAATCCTTAATTCACCTGCTGTATTTGTAGGTAAGGTTCTCCACTCAGTTAAACTTTCTTGCGAACTAAACCTAATTAGTAAAGGATCTTGAGTACCTATAGCAGTTTCAGAGTCACAACCAAAAGCTATGACGTGTCTGTCTGCATCGGAAACTAAAACTTTTTTAGCAATAGTAGGAGCTAAATCTGAGTTAGTCAAACTAGAAAGTTCTACTGCTCTTGTGCCTACTCCATTAGTTCTATCCCAATAAAAAATACCACCATCTCTAATATTTATTAAAAGATCTTCGCCAAAATTATCATGACTCCATACTCGTAATGTTTCTCCCGCTACAGTTAAGTTTGCAGCTGAGTTCCAACTACCTCGACCCCAAGATCCTGCGTTCCAACCATTGCCCACAACTGATGTATCTAAACCTATAGTAGCTTGATAAACTGCATCTGCATTACTTCCACCGTTTCCAGTATCACTAGAATTTGCTAAAACAGGAGTAGCATTTAATCCTGCATTTACATTAGAACTAGGAGCAGTTGTGACTGTAGTGGTCGCACCACTCGTGCTGCCTGTGATTGTTTCTCCTGCAACAAAAGTTCCAGAGGGGATATTTACACCAAAAACTGTAGATGATGTGATCTGACTTATAATCGTAGTCGCACTACTTATAGCACCTGTAATTCTCTCACCAAGAGTAAAAGAGCTAGTGCTACCTACCGTAAGGTTTACAACTCCTGTGGTTATGCTTGGTATAGAAGTGCCTGCTACACGAGCTTCAAAAGTAAAAGTGTTTCCGCTAGGCACAGAAAGAACTCTATATTCTTGATTTAAAACATCTGCAGTAATATTACCACCAAGACTAACTGCCTGTGAAATAGTTACAAAATCATCAACAATCGCTCCATGACTGCTGTCAGTAGCAGTAATAATTGCAGAACCATTAGTCGCTGCAAAAGTAATTCCATCTGTTGTGGTTTTTCTTATAGGGGTGATATCATTAAAACCGCCACCTTCATTGATATAATATTTAAGATGCGTTCCTACCCCAATAAAAGAAGTGCCATCTAATGCTACCCAAGGATGTAATGCTCTAGCCGAGCCTAAATAGGCATTTTGACTTTGTTTGATCCAACCCCCTATTTTTTCTGCATAACCAAATCTAAATCTAGTTTTATCTGTATCAAACCAACCACCTTCGTTACTATAGGAGGTTGTTTCTCTGTTTATTCCAGGACGAAACTGTAACTTAGTTAGAGGCATCTCAATCCTTTAGTTTTATGTTTATCCTAACAAGCCATCAATACACATGGAACACAAAATGATTCATCGTCATATGTATGGCTTACGTTTGTTGATGTTACTTTTGCTATTGTTTTGCTACGAACAATGTCATCACCTTGTGGCTTGGCTGTGCCATCACCTGCTGACATAAGTAAATCACCCCTAGCAACTGTTACACCTTTAGCAATACGAATAACCATATCACCTGTCATTGCTACGTTCATGTCATTAAAGTCATCATCTTCATCCCAATTAACAAATACACCTGCTACATTAGGATCACCTTCTACAGATGATACCGCCATACAGTTTAACTGCTCGTTTTCTTCTGTCCAAGCGTCTTTTGCTTCAACAGCTTCAGTAACAATATTACCCTTTTCATTTCTTTCAGCATCTTTTGCTTCAATAGCTTCATGATGCCAGACAACCATTTTATCTAGGTTAGTCATAACAGTACCTTTAACAATACTTGTGTCCTTATTATTAGACTCCAATCTTGACCAACGTGATAAGTGACCACCATTAAAAGAAGTTGTTGAGCCACTTATACTAATACTTCCTTCAGTAGCTCCCTGAGACTTAAACTCCATCATGTCGCCATCTTGTTTACGGTTTAAACTAAGAACAGTACCACCATCCCTACTTATTCCTAAAAAACCCATGTCGTAAAAGTTAAAACCCGTTACGTTATTACCTACAACATTTCCGTTTCTTGTTCCTAAGTTCCAATAGTTACCAGAATTTACATAGTAAAATCTAACACTACCATCACCACTTGACAGAACAATACTATGATCTGAGGTACGAATGTCTAAGCTGTCTTGGTTGCCATTAAATGGACCTAGAATTGTATTGTTGTCTCCAGTAGTTACAGTTGATCCAGAACCTCTACCTATAAAAGTATTGGCGTCACCATTCGAATTAGCTTGCCCTGCTTGAGATCCCAGAAAAGTATTGTTTACACCTAAAGCTGTGTTTCTCCCTGCATCATAACCGACTGCTACGTTTTCTCCGTCTAAACCAGTTGCTCCAGTGTCTAAATTCTTTAAGGTACTCCAACCAATAGCTACGTTTTTACCATGAGCATCTTCAAAAACTAAAGCGTCATTACCTAAAACAACGTTATTACTACCTGTTGTTAGTGCTTTACCTGCATCTCTACCGATAACAACATTTTCTGTACCAGAAGTAAGATTATTAAGAGTATCTGTACCAATCGCAACATTATCACCAGAGGCAAGACTAGATCCCCCTAAAGCTCCAGAACCAATAGCAATATTATGATCTCCAACACCTTCATCCATAGCATAGGCACCAATCGCAACATTATTACTATGTGTAGTTACTGCTGCTCCTGCCATCCGACCAACAAAAGTATTCAAACTTCCATTAGTTAAGTCAGTCCCTGCTTGCGTTCCAACAGCGGTGTTACCTACATCTGAACCTGCGTTTTGTGTTGCTAACGCCTGATAACCTACGGCAACAGTATTACTATCAGCATCTTCCGTTTTTAATGCTTCATAACCTATTGCAACATTGTTATCGCCAGTAGTTAACGCCGTTCCTGCATCTTTACCAATAACAACATTATTATTACCACCTGAAGCAATGCTATCTCCAGCACCTTCACCAAGTCTAACGTTATCTGTTCCTGCTGTTTGTGTGCTTAACGCCCCCACATTAAGAGAAGCAAAAGCATCGACAACAGCAGCACCCGATCCCGCTCCATCTAAATAAACAGCCTTAACATTACCATTAGGGATTGTGATTGTTGCTCCAGAACCTTGTTTAATGATTATATTATATGGACCAGAACTCCCACTGTCTGTAGTAGCATTTTCAATAAAGTGCATTCTTGATATAGTGTCAGGACCAATCGTAATTGTACAATCAGAATCTAACGCCCCTGTATATTTTATATACATAGAACGAGCAGGATCTGTTGCCCCATCTGCTACTGTAGAAGCATGAGTATTGGCATTTGTTGTAATCGCCTCAGTTCCAAAACTAAGACCCTCAGCAATTAACTCTAAGTTTGTGTTAGTTGTATTTCCCCACGTTCCTGACTGTTCGCCCGAACCGATTTCTTCTAATCTTAAATCATTTGTGTATACGCTTGCCATATCTTATTTCCTTACGCTGCTAAGTCTATCCAAGAAGGAATTTGAAGGGGTGGTGCTGTAGTACCGCCCACAGTCACAAAATTCGGTGTTTGAGTAGGTACAATAAGATCCCAAACGAGTAATTGTCCTGTAGATGCCGTGGAACTTACCCCTGTAACTTCAACTCTGGTTGCTAGTGATATTACTACTTGAGAAGAATCAACTACAGCAGTACCCTGTAAACCTATTGCTATTTGTCCCTCAAAAGTTTCAATATTTGCATCACCTGTAACGGTAGAAGAACCCACACTACTTGTCGCACTTATTCCTACATTTGTCTCAAATGTATTACCCAGAGCAGTAGTACCTGACAAACCAGTGACAGAAGCCTCTGCATTAACTACAACAGTGGTAGAGCCAACGGCACTTGTCGCACTTATTCCTACATTTGTCTCAAATGTATTACCTAGAGCAGTAGTTGCTGACAAACCATTTTGTGTTTCAAATACATTGCCTATCGCAGATGTTCCTGCAACGCCAGTAACAGATATATTTGCAGCACCAGTAATTGTAGTAGAACCGACACCACCTGTTGCATTCACCCCTACATTTGTTTCAAAAGTATTGCCTATCGCAGAAGTTGCTGCAACTCCTGTAACTTCTTGACTAATAGTAATTGATACAGAATTGATAGAACCTGTTGCACTAGGAAAAGCACCCCCACCGTTCCAAGTGTCGGTATTCCAAGCAGTTAAAGGGCTGTTCCATGATTTATTTAATGCAACAGTTGTTGTCATTAAGCTATCCTAATTATAGCATTACTCGCATCAGCTGTGGGAAAGACTATAGTAAAATCACCAGAGCTTGCTGCTTTATCTGCTCCAAAATCTAATACCGCTACGGCAGGATCTCCTGTAGCTGTGTCATTAAATATTAACGCCCCTCTTACCGCTGAAATTGTTACATTACTAAACACTTCATCAGCAAAATCAACTAACGCTGTTGTGCCGCTAGCCGTAGGTGTGACAGGGTTCAAAGCTTGCCCTTTAGCAGTATAGTTAGTTCCACTAATTTCATTACTAGTGGTATATGCTGTTGTCGCGGCTGTAAACGAAGCACTATTATCATACAATGCGATGTTAAAAGTATTGCCTGTCGTAGCAGTAAAGTTGTGAACACCTTTTAAAAGTTCTGTTTTAAAAGAGGTACACAGAAAGTTTCCCGTAAAAGCCATTACATTCTCCTTATATATTCTGCAAGTTTCGGGTTCCCAGAATCTTTTATTGCATTGTATACAGTAGTTCTATCACTTTTAATAGCTTGTTTCATATATAACGCAATAATCGTTTCTATTTCTTTTCGATAAGCATGAGCTTGATCGCGTATTGCAGGGTGAGAATTGTCAGATACACCGATTATTTTATCAACACATCTTTTTGCTGTTTCCTCTGGAGTAAACCCCCTGTTGTTTGTAGTTTCAACCGTAACAGAAAAGTTATTTGACATACCTAACGATTCTGTAAACATTATGTCCTAGCCTTTCTTAGTGATCCTGATACATATTCATCCGTTACTTCTTTAGCTTCGCCTAAATTTTTAAGTCTTGCGAGGGCTTCTGCAAAACGAGAGTTATACATAGCCATGACGTCTTGTTCGCCTTTCATATAAGTATAACACTCAATTAGGGCTGCGTAAAGTAGAGCAAGTTCACCATTTTCACTAATCCAGGAAAGAGTAGAGTCTGACCCTATGCTAGATATCACTGCTGTTGCTCCACTAGAACTTCCTGTGATTGTTTCACCAACAGTAAAGTCACCACTAGGAATCCCAACAGTAAGTGTGGTAGAGCTAGGTACAGCACTAACATCACTTGTTTCTCCACTTGTGCCTCCTGTTATTGTATCACTTGTTGTAAAAGTACCCACAACCGTGGTCAAAGTCAGTGTAAACTTGCTATCTGTTAAACTTGTAGGACGATAAAAATAACTCATCTCAACAGCGTAATTACTATCGGGAGTAGGGGCTAAAATAAAATTATCTACATCAAACTGTGCATAGTATTTAGGTGTTCCTGTAGTTGACGCATTAGGGTTATATGACATCACAAACTCTAATTCTTTAAATTGCAAAAACTCATCATTACTACTGTTCGTAAGTAATAATGAATTAGAGGCTAAAAAATCTGAAGGACAAGCTAAGTATTGATTACTTGCAGTCATATTTCCTGTGGCGTTTTTTTCAAAAACATTTAAATCCACTGCTTTCAATATACGCTCTTCTGCAAGCCTAATAAACATTGGCAGGTTAGCGACAAAAGAAACTTCATCGTTTTGAGTGTAATCTTTTAGGGCTTGTTTTAAAGTTGAATAAGTAAAACTCATGTTGTAACCTCTACTTTTCCTACAGAGCTAATTCCTTGTATTGACGTATTCGTAAAAAGAGGAAATGTGTTTTGACCTACGAGTATTTCAACTGGTTCTTTTCTATCAGGGCGAGGATACCGCAAAGCTTCTGGCTCAAAAGGCACAGAACTTGGTTCTAACTGAGGATGTTTTTCTTCAAAACACTCAGGGCATACTCTTAAACCGTTCCATTCTTCTCGTAATGAGATGTAATCATATTGTTGACCACATCGGTCACATAAAGCTAAAGCATATTGTCCTGTTGCAAATTTCATCTTATCAACGTGTAATAATCTCTACTAGGCGTTAGTGTTAAACTAGCTCGGTCACGATCTTCCGCAGCAGCTCGTTCAAATTCTTCTTCATATACTGCTTTTAATAGTTGCACACGATTAGGTGCTTTTTTCAAACTGATATAGTAAGCTAATCCTGCTGCCAAACAAGGATAAAACCTAAACGGTACATCTACCGTATTTTGTGGGTTATCCGCATCATCAATTCTTACAAGTCTATCAAAAACAAGAGTATACGTTGTTGCATCGGGAGTTCCCCATAATTTCAAAACAGGTGTGATTTGTCTATCTACATAAAACTGGGAAGGTCGTGCAGTTGTTCGTTTGCTCGGAATATTTATGTAAGTATCACGACTTATTCTACTTATAGAAATATCTGATTGATTAGAAGCACCTGCATTTTGCCTTATAACAGCAGACAAAATATCTATAGTGCTTCTTACATTCGTAAAATCAACAGCAGCCGTAACCGTAGTAGTCGCACCGCTCGTGCCTCCTGTGATTGTTTCTGTAGCAACAAAAGTTCCAGAAGGTATAGTTATAGCAATAACAGTAGATGAAGTAACGCTTGTTATAGACGCAGTCGCACCACTCGTACCACCTGTGATTGTTTCACCAACAGTAAAAGAACCACTAGCTCCTACAGTCATAGTTAAAATTCCTGCAGGATAATTAGCAATATCTGTAACTAAAGGTAAAGATACCTGCTCAATAGTCCAACGATTTAATCCTCGATTTGCCCAGTCTGCAAAAAGTAAATTTAAAGAACGTCTTGCTGTTTTTAAATCATATCCTGTAGCTACAATTAAGCCACAACGCTCAAACGCTTCTTCAATATACTCTGCTACATCTGGTTCAAAATCAACTGATCCTGAAACTGCCATAACTTATCCTTTAACTATAAGGTCCTTTAATAACCTTACCGCCGTTTTTCATGCCTTTAGGCTTCCTCATTCTACCGCCATTTGCCATACCTTTAGGCTTCATAGCTTTACCGCCATTTCTCATACCTTTAGGCTTCATGGCTTTACCGCCATTTCTCATACCTTTAGGCTTCATAGCCTTACCGCCATTTCTCATACCTTTAGGCTTCTTTTTCATCTTTTTCATTTTTTTCTCCTTGTTAATAATTTCAAAATCTCCACTATCAATTCTGCCGTTTTTATTACGGTCTAACTTTTTTTGTTTTCCAACAAGCTTTTTAGTCATCATTATCCTCCTGATTATAAAGATTGTCAAAAACTCTATTCACATCTAGTGTATAGTCTAAATCAGACTTTGAATAGTGTATATGTTGAGATGGTCTAAAATCAGGAGCTCCTTCTCCTGTTGCAAACCAAGCAGGATGAGTTACTCTCACCCTGTTATTAGGTAATGCAACAATATTACCTGTCCATTCTCCTGCTTCTAAAAGCTGTAGAACATGACTCTGTTTGTGTTGTGCAGGATCATCTGCAATTTCGCTATTAGTATAATCTACAGTAAACAAATATTTTGCAGGGAAAAACTCACCGTTAATTTTTGCCAACCAAGGACAAGGAGTTGTTCTTTCCATCACATAAACAGAGTGATAATGTGAAGCACAATCCCACGGTTGTGCATCATACGTTTCCATAGGATCAGGCCACTCTTCAAGTGGGATATCTGCAACTAGTGCTGTAATAGGCATTCTAGCCCACATTGCCCCACCATGAACAGTATCTTCCTCTTCACCTTCTGCTTCACAACCAGTAAATATAACTTGAAAACTAAGTGACCGATTTGGTATTGTAGTTACGGCAATAACCATAGCATGAAGAAACTCACCATGATATTTTTCATGGTTATGAGTATACTCACGACGCACCCAAGCCTTAAAATAAGGGATGTTACTTTGTAAGTAACTCATTTTTTAGTGCTCTTCTTTTTACCCTTTAACAAGTCAGCGTCTGCTTTTCTAGCTCCACCTTTACCAGTTACGAAACTCTTGACTCTTCCCATTGCCCACGCATGAGCCGAAGTTTTAGGTCTACTCCCAGAAGAATAATATGCACCAAGACCTCTTTTATAAACTGAATCTAATTTAGATTTAGAAAATTTTCCTGCTCCAGGAATAGAAGAATATTTACCACCTTTTTTCTTAGGTTTTGTTGCCATTAACTCTTACTCCTTTGTTTACTGATTTTATCCATCATAGCAGGAGTTAGCTTCCCTTGCTTATAAAGACGAGCAGTTCTTTTTATTTCTGCTTCTCTTGCTTTAGGATTTTTTGCACCTCGCACATATACTTTAGGAACACCTTTTTTAGTTTTAGGAACTTTTTTAAACTTTCTTGGCACTAGTTTTCCTCGCATCTCTTAAGTTTTTAGCTGTTGGAGCACCTTTAGATCCAGGTTTCCTCATTGTTTCGCCAGATCCCGCTTTTATTCGTTTTCTTTTAGCGTGAATATTTTCCCATAACCCTCCACTTTTCATGCCTCTAGGCTTCTTTTTCTTAGAAGTTGTAATTTGTTTTTTCATTTGACCACGACTAATTGCCATCTAACAATCCCACGCTCTACGCGACCAATAGTTAGCCGAAAACTTATTAGTCGCACCTTTAATGCCACCTGATCTGGCACAATACGATCTTTTACGGGATGGTTGATCTTTTTTAATAGACAAATTAGGATCGCCGAAGCGAACTATTTTTACATCTTTGCCTACTTTAGCTAAAACTGCTGATTTTTTCTTTGCGTTAGGAGTTCGTTTAGGTTTATTGTATCCTGGAAATATTTCATCACGATATTTTAATTTACCACTAGGTAATCGTTTTACATCTTTAGTAGTAGCCATAATAACTCCTTTAAATCAATATGCCTATTAGCTAAATTCCTTCCTTACTTGAAGAATAACTGTGTAAGTGTCTGCAGAGGCGTGTCCTACAGTTGTAAACAATATATCTCCAGTAACACCAGAACCTGCATTATTTGTAAGTCCACCAAAACTTGTATAATCATGGTGTCCACTTTGGTTTTCACCAAGTTCAATACAAAAAACATTTGTAGAAGCATCAAATAACATTTTGACTTTCATGCCATTGCATTGCCACCAGATTTTTTCAATGGTTGCTTTTGTACAACTATCGCCTTGTCCATTTTTTGATAACGCACTAACGTCAACTTTTACAACTTCAGATTCACCTGTTCCGTCAGAAATATTAGTAAATTTCAAAACGGCAGTTTTCGGACCATCTATTATGGTTTGTGAGGTTACAGCATCTGCCATTGATTACTCCTTTATTTCTCCACGCAAAAGCATGGCTTTATACTCAGCACTTCCTTTAGGGGGAAAAGTAGTAGAGTTTTTTTCCTCTACTACTTCCCATGCTTCGTTTTCTGGGGTGTTCGGATCGTCAGCGATAAACTCACCTTTATCCGTTCTGGCTCTAACTTTTTTAGCCATTTGTTACCCCCTATCTTACTTGAGCAGCAAAAATGTAATCAATATTCATTGACTTTGTTCCTGTTGCAGAACCTGATAGTTGCATAGCTCCTAGCGCAAGATTTTCATCATCAGGAATATTTGCTGTGTGGGTTGCAACTTTGTTCCTATTAACAAAAAACTCAACAGAGCCAGTGCTTTTAACATGGAAGCCAAGAGTAACAGCAGTGCCACTGGCAATATCAACACCAGAGTCAGTTGTTGTAGCAGTACCGTTTTTTTCAGTTACACAATCAATATTACTATCACCGTCATCAACTTGGAAAACAATCCTGTCTGCGGCAGTAAGCATAGCTTCTGGATTAGTTGCAAAGTTTACTGTCAAACCTATACAAATATCCATATTATCACCTTCTGCATCAGTCGGTGTAATTTTTGTTTCAAACCAAATATCTTTATCAGTAGCAACTGCAAATATTTCATTGCCTTGAATTGATGCACCATCGTCATCTGTTGTGGCTTGTGAGCTAAGAGTAAGAGCTCCACCTACAACATCAGCAGCAATCGCTGCAGAAGCACTGGAATCTTTCACAACTGTCCAGTCATTTGTACTATCTAAAGCAACACCAGTAAAATCATCCATATAAACAAGATAATCAGGATTACGGTCTATTGGCAGGTTTTCAAACCATTGTCTTTGTCCATCCTTACCTGCAAAAAGGATTGGTCCAGTAAAATGTACAGCCATTTAAAATCTCCTGTCGTGGCTAATGTCAGCAAATGCTGTCAGTAAGATTAAAAAAGGAGGACAAATTTGTCCTCCTAGGTTTTTTATGCTCCTGGAGAGCCAAACACACATCGTGGGTCTGAAACACCAAAGCTGTAACGCTCACGAGCTTTGTATCGCACGTTGCCTGTATCAAAATCGCCTTCCATAGAAGTTTTGACAGCACTACGCTCAAAATGTTTAAAACCATTAGGTGCATCTGTTTTAATGAAAAATGCGTCAGTATCAGTTAAGAAGTGGTTTACTACATAACCGTCTGGCAACATTCCCATGTTACGAACTGCGTTGACATCATTGTCTGCTGTTCCTGGACGCAGGTTACTAGCCATCAAACGTTCAGCTACAAACTGAAGTGCAGATGGAATAATCAACTTACGCCCTTGCAGAGCAATTTTAAGTCCACGCTCATCGATAAAAGCAGCGATATCTATTAATGACTGCTCTAACGATGTTTCGTTTAGGTCAGCAGCAGTAGACAACTCGTTACGGAAAGTACCACCACCACTAGTGGGGTGGTCAGTCGCACAAAGTTCTTTACCATCGCCAAAAGTAACTGAACTATCAAACGCATTGTTTAATACAGCAGCCGCTTTGACCTGCTTAGTGTTTGACATAGACCGAGCCAAAGCACGAGTATAACGAGAACTAAGTCGATCGTAAAGGTTATCCTCTACAGCCTCTTCTGTAATCGCAAACGCAAGAGCTATTGTCTCATGTGTATATCGAGCCGTAAATGACTCATTTGCTGTGTCAAATGAAACTGCGGAGCCTTCCCCTTTTACAGGAGCAGCACCAAAGCCACTTAACATTACTTCCTCTTCAAACGCTCTGTCTGAAGTTTCTGTTTCGTAAATCTCGGCGTGTTCATTGTCATACCGATCATACTCCAGTCCGAATAGAGCATTTAGTCCAGGCTCTAATTCTTTAAGGAGTTGGGATCTTGCTATAGCCATATCTTATCTCCTTATAGACCAGTTGTGGCAGTATGGAATGGTAGATTTAGTTTAACTAAAGCTACAACTCCTGCGGAAGTGTAGTCAATGCCCTCAACATCTTTAAAACCGATAATTCTAAAATTGTCAGTAGCTGTTGTAGCACCTGCAGAAGCTACTGATATCTCACCTGCTGAGATACCATTTGCGTTCTCTGAACCAAATCCTGTGCCTTCGGCATTTGAGTGGATCAACGCTGTAGCTGTTGCTAAGTTTGTTAACGAAGCATCACATTGGATTTCATAAACCTGAAACGGATCATCATAAACAAACACAGTAGCTTCTGTGCCTGATTTTAATGAGCTTGTTCCAGGATAATTATTATCAAAAACGGGTTTACCGTTCAGATCAGTATATTGACAACCTGCCATAACACCTAGAATCGCTACCGAACCACCGTCTGCCGCACTTACGTCTACAAGTCCATTAGTTAGAGGAATCACCAAATCGCCCTGAAAAATAGAGCTAGATGAACCTGCTACTCCTGGAATTTGCACTTTGTAAGGCGTTAAACCATTTCCGTTCGGTGTTGAACCTAATTTGTTATGAGGTCTCATCCCAAAAGGTGAATCTGTATTCGCCATGGATTAGTCTCCTAAAAATTAATCAGAGGATCTATCTCCTCCGAAGGTTACACGAGATTGCCTATCAGGTTTACTAATAGGCATAGATGGATGTTGTTCCCTCATAAGATCATTGTCAACTGCATCCATTTGATCTTTAGTTTGACCTCGGAAGTAAGCTTGTCGTTGACCTACTGTTTCTTCAGGGATTCTTGCAAGCACCAGACCGCCTACTCCTATAACACCTGCGTGTTTACCATCTTGGACAGTAGGAGCTTCAAAGTCAGGGTACTCATCAGCACGAACTAATTCAAAGCCTTCGCGTAGCCGAGCAGAAAGGTTCTTTTTATCATCAAAACCCATGACAGATTCACGGACCCAACGATGAACAAATCCCTCTGGAGGATCTGGAGCGTCTAATTGTGACGGTGGTGTCCACGGTTTAGCGCGGACGGTTTTTTCCCTAGTTTGGGATGTGCGTGGGCTTCTATCATTCATAATTTATCCTCACGTTAATTTTGCATACGAGCTTTTTGCTTCGCATATTGTTCATAAGTTACACCAAGTTTGTCAGCGATTGCAACCTCTGATTTTGTCAATTGTATCTTTTGTTTGCCTTTTTTCTGTCCAGCACGATTTGCAGAGGCTACAACAGGACCACTTTGTCGAGTCGTAAGACCAAACTTATGGGGAAACTCTTGTCTCATTCGTTTATCAACTTCAGCATAGTATTCGTCACTAGTTGCATCCCAACCTTCAGTTTCCACCATAGTTTTGTGGATAGAAAAAGCGGTAAGAGTCATAGGCTCATCTGTGCCAAACCACTCATTTTTTGCTGCCCACGCATCTGCTTTAGGGTCTCGTGGTGCAGGTTGTGATTGTTGTGGTTGTGGGTCTACAGCAGGAGCAGGTTGTTGAGCTCGTTGTTCTTGCTGTTGTTTTATCATCGCAAGTTTATCGTTTTGTGAAGCTACAGCAGCTAATTGTGCTTGAGCTTCTACTTGAGCATCAACATCGCCCCTATCAATAGCTTCTTTTAAATTACTTCTTAAAAGCTGATCCTGTAACTTTACTCTATTTTCAAATTCGGTAACATAAGAGCTATCTAAAGAAAGATTCTTTTTTTGGTTTTCTTCAAGCTCTTTTTTAGCTGCTTGAGCATATTGTAAAGCTGCTTGTTCACGACGTTCAGCCTCACGCATTTTAGCTGTAAGTTTACTGATTCGTTTTTTAACACCTTCGCTGTACTGCTCTAACTCCTCATCAGATTGTTCGGGCTTTGGCTTAACTTCAGTTTTAGTCTCAACTTCAACTTCCGCTTCAGGGTTTTCTTGTTCTTCAGTCTCAAGAACCTCTACTTCAACTTCATCAGTTTCTTTTTGTTCGACCTCTTGGTCTTGTTTTTGTGCTGCTTGTGGCATGGTTACTCCATGTAATTAAAGGTGCAAAATATCATCAGGGTTATTAATACGAGCTATTACCTCGTCATCATTGAGAATGCGGACTTCTCCACCCTCGATTTTGAATCTACTTCCCGCATATCTGCCGAACAATACCCAATCCTTTTCTTTACACCAAGGAGAAGTATCTTCGCCAAATTTACTAGAGTCTTGGTACGCCAATGGACCAACTCTCAATACATAGCCACATACTGTGGCGACAGCTTCACGTTCTCTAACTTCATCAGGAACAATTATACCACCCATCGTTTGCTTTTTACCTTGATACGGCAATATCAAAAGACGCCAACCTGTAGGTTCAGGTAATTTATCTAATGCACTTTCGGTAAGTTTGGAAGGTTCTAAGTATCTATTTTCTGCTGATACATACGCTTTTTCAAGCGCACCTTTCTCTTTTTCTTTTTTCTTTTGATTAGCAATATAGTCAGGCACATAAAGTGTTTTAGTCATTATTATCTACTTTCTCTAGCAGGTCTTTTAAATCCTGTTCAATTTGGGCAAGCTCATCTAAACGAGCTCGTAATTCTTTAAATGCGGTAAAATCTGCTACAGGACCAACACATATAGCCTCTTTTAACAAACTTTGCCGATCACGAACATTTTTAAGCATTTTTTCATAAATGTAAAGCTCATCCATGAATTAACTCAAATGCCGTTTCTTTTGTTTCTTTATTTCTTCTAGTCCAACCACGACCAAAAGTTTCAAAAGTAGATAACTTTTCATAAAAACTTTGTCTTAGGTCATACATTCTTTCCACTAAAAATTCTGGGTCTTCGTTTGCAATTAGTTGCAAAGTTTTTGGACCAATAGCACCATCTTGTTTTGCCCCGACTATTTTTTGAATAGCTTTAGCAGCTCTGCCTGTCCCAGAATTAACTGCCCAATCAAATACAGACCAATCTGCACCACTAGGTAAATCATCACATCTACATTTATCCCAGTAATTCTTTTTATAAATAGGAGCTACGTCATCTTGAGTTAAACCACGCATCTCTTCTTCAGTAGATTCTCTGCCAATCCATTTATCATATACCGCTTTAGTAACTCCTAAATTTGTCATACCTCCAGGATCCTTAGGGTGATCTACAAATCCACCTTCATGTTTTAAAAGCATGGCTAAACATTTATCAAAGTTTTGTTTCACTTCGTTAACCCTTTCTGTTTCTCATACGTTCGTAATCCACCTAAACCAAGCATACCCATCAGTACAGTCATTAAACTGCCCATATCAAACTCAGGTAAAGGTGGGATAGTAGCTCCTGAAAGACCTACCCCAAATAAAATTAAAGGAGTTAAAATAAAATGATACAATAAAGCAACACCACACGTCCATCCCACAAAAGGTCGCCAACCGCCTTTAAACAAACTACCTGAGGCAGCTTCTGCTTTATTAACCTCTATTTGTGCGAGTTGTTGTTCATGAGCTAATTTGTCAGCCATAGTCGCTAACTCATGCGCTAATGCCGCTTTTTGGTCTTTATCTTCTATAACTTTATCTAATATCCCAGTAACAGGACCTACAAGACTATTTAGCAGACTCATCTACATTCTCCTTTGGTGATGCAGCTATAGTGAAGTTTACACTAAAAGATCTTCTTTCGCCAGAAGTTTTAAAAGGATAAACACAATGATGCAGGTGTGCGGGAAAAACTATAAAATGACCAACTTCTGGCCTCATTAAAAAATTAGAACCCTCATGGTTTGCTGCTTGTCCATGAATAAATTGTATATGCCCATGACTAGGGTGGTGATCTTTATAATCTTCTTCCCACTCTTCCTCTATTCCCTCAGGTAATTTTAAATAACCAACGCAAGAAAGCATTGATCCTTGATGAGTATGTATCGGGTTATATTCATTTTCAAACTGACGAACAAACCACCCACTCGTTATTTCTAATCTATAATCAAGTGTATCGGGTGTTATATTACGCCTACCCATAGAAGTATATAATTCTGCATGACTTTGGTAACGCATTAAAAAAGTACCCATTTCCTCAGACCATGCTTGGTGTAAATCGTTATTCCATTTTAATTCTTGTTTTACCTTACCAACAAGATTACCAGACCAATCCTCCATTTCTTGGTCTATAGCATTATTGCATTTATCAATAAAATCCTGTGACATTTTTTTGTATCCCAGTATAGGACTAAAAGGTGTCAGT